AAGCCGCAAAAAATGCCGTAAGCTATGCAATTCGTACAGGCAAACTTTTGCAAGAACCATGCTTTGAATGTGGCGAAAAAGCAGTAGCGCATCATTCGTCATACGAAAAAAACATGAGATTAATTGTGACATGGCTTTGCGTCCATCATCACAATTTGTTGCATGTCCAGCATGACAATAAAAAAACATGGTCAAAAAGCCTTATAAATCAATAACATACTACAAGCCGTCACCTGGCGTAATGTACACGATCGAGTTTGCAGATGCCGTACCCGTAAAGTATGCGCCTGGCACAAACGAAAATACTTGTGTGGTGTTTGGTAGCAACGGAATTGCCGCGCCTGTAGTTGTCACGTTTGCAGAATTATTTGTTGCTGCCGCCGCAGTTGATCCTGCTCCAAGAAACACAGTCTGAGCACTAGAATTTTGCACAAGATATTGGTTTGCCGCTGTGGTTGAAGATACCGCTTGCACAGGCGTAGGCGCAGAGGTTGCCGCTGTAAACGCTACCGTGTTGCCCATTGGTGAAAAAGCCATGATGCCCATAATATTTTCCTTTATGTTTTTATGCGTTTGCCCAAGGCAAAGGTAGTGTTGTTGATGACAATCCCAAGGCTAATTGAGTTTGGATTGAAGAAACAGTAGATGCCTCAATTGACTCTAAGCCCCAAGCCAAAACTTGATCTTGAGTTAGTTGAGAGTAAGGGGTATACACACCTGACTGCTCTAATGGGTCAAACGTTGCCACAACATTTGATGCGTTTGTATCTGTCCCATTGGTAGCGGAACATTGCATTACTACTGTACAAACAAAATTAGTCAGGTTGTCAACCGCAGGTATAGAACTCATGTTTTTAACTGACCAAATAAATGTAATCATTTCCACCCCTAAGTTTTAATGCAATACAACATTGCTAAGTTAACAGGGCGAGTTTCAGTGCCACCAGTAGCAGCGTTTGTTGTGCTAGCAGTAGCAGTAATTCCTGTGCTTGCTGAAAGTGTATTTGATGCAATGTCTTGACCGCCACTACCAAGCGCAAAACTTCCACCAGTGTTTGTTAACACAAACCCCGGCAAACTGTGCGAGTGGCTTGGGTCGTTAATACTCACACTTGTACTTGCAACATGGGTATGACTTACGATTGCTCCCGCTTGCGTACTACCAAATGCTCTAGCAGGATCAACACCGCGACTGTTATCCCACCCACGGACAAAATACCCACGCAAGTCAGGCAAATTAAACGTAGTTGTTCCGTCACCAATACCGTACAAAGTTCCAAGTGCAGAAAAAAGCGCGGCATAAGTCGTGCGAGATATTGCTGAACCGTTAGCTTCTAACCAGCCCGTAGGTGGTGTTTGCATGGCAAACGGCATTATCGCGCCAGAAGGAAGTACAGAAGACGATGGTACAGAAGACACCCACTCAGAACCATTTGAGGTCAAAACGTTTCCGCTACCGCCAGTTGCAGTAACCCCTGTGCCGCCAGAAGCAACACCAAGAGCCGATGTTAAATTTGAAAGCGCAACGTTTGATACTGTCCCGTAAAGTATGGTTACATTTGACAGTGAAAGTCCATTAATTGCGGTTGCAGTATTTCCAAGCGTTATTGTTGTATTTCCAAGAGTAATTGGCGTGGCAAAATTTGTGTCAAGTTGAGACAGTGGGATTGAACCCGTAGCCGCTGCAAAAATATTTGGGACAGCCATTAGAACCTCACTCTTAATTCATGCTCAAACTCAAACCCGTTGTAATTAAATGCGGGACTTGTTGATGTTACTGTTAAACCCAAGTATTTTCCATACTGTTGCGAATCTGTTTTGTATAACGAATATCCGGTAGTACCCCATCCGATCGTAACGTTTGAATTGTTTGTCCAAGGGATTGCAACAAGATTGTTGTTTGTCCAAGATATTAAACTTGTAAGAACATACGGCACAGATTGATTTCGCTCACTATCAATTGAAGCGTTCATTGTTGCTGGTGCAGTGTTGCCTGATGTTGCTTCAATTGCAAATTTTAATGATTGTTTGGTTCTGATAGGATCGCCCATATCCAACAGCGCGGTCTGCACTCTGCTTGTAATTGGCAATATTGCAGAATCATAAAATTCTATTAAATCTGTTCCTGAAACGCCATAAGCATTAATCCTTCCTGCATTAGGAACAGAAGTAATACGTGATACGTTATCGCCCTGTGATGTGATAAACCATTTTTTTTCAAAAAACACAGCTTGAATGTAACGGTAGCTATTTGTAAATTGAGCGTCAAAATATCTAAAATTAAATGCTGCACAAAGTATGTTGTTGAGCAATACTTGACCGGCATAAGTTGGCGCAGCAAAATCAATGTTTGCAAATAACCCGTCAAGTGCATCTGAAATTTTTGACGTTGTTGACCCAACAAGAGCATAAACACCATAGTCATTTAAAAACAAAATTGATCTAAAGTACGGGAAAATAGCGTCTTTACGCAACGATCCTACAGACGCGCTAATGTTAGTGTTGGTGAACAGCGTTACGCCAGTTGTTGCGTCCACGCGAACGTCAGAAAACACGTTAATTGAATCATCGCCAAACAAATACAAAAAGTTGTTTGCAGAAAGCACTGCTTGAATGTTTCCATGCAACGTACTGTCAGTTATCAAGAATGATCCCGCAGACACACTTGTAAAGTCTGTGTACGATCCCGCAGCCGAGTAGTAAACCGTTCTGCCGGCAGTAATAAACACGCGTCCTGAGAACGCTGTAATGCCTGAATTTAAATCTGACTGCACAATGCCTTTTAATACCGCACCTGTGCCGCCACCTCCCGTTACTGTTACAACAAGGTTTGCTGCGTTTGTGTATCCGCTGCCTGGGTTGGTAATTACCACTAACGCTACTTGACCTCCGCTCAAGACTGCCGTACCTGCCGCGCTTGTACCTCCGCCGCCAGTAAACGTGACTACTGTGTTGGCAGAGTTTGTGTATCCTGTGCCGCCTGACACCACAACTGCTGATGCTGTGCCGTATGCAAACGTAACAACACCGGCAATGGCTGTAGCACCGCTGCCGCCGCCTCCAGTGATCGTAACTGTTGGCGGAGGGGTAGAGTATCCACTACCTGCGTTTTGCAACGAGACAAGGGCTACATTGCCAGCAATCACACCTACTGTTGCATTAGCAGGATCGCCGTTTGTATCTGCTGGCGCTCCAATCACAACTGTTGGCGTACTGGTATACCCTGATCCAGAATTAGTAACAGCAATAATTCCAACGGAGCCAACAGATACAACATTATTCCCATCCCACGTAAAATATCCTTTTACGGGATCAAGAATCAACATTCGTTCGTTTTTCCATTGCCCTGCAATTACTCCAGCATTTGAAAACGTTCCAGCCGCAGCTACAGTGCCTTTTAACAATGTTGTTTTGTTAAAATACTCTGCGCCGCCATTATCAAAAAATGCAATGATGTAATCAGTGATTTTTATGTTGCATGACGTAAAGTAAGTAGAATTTGCAGAAAACGTTACAGCAACGTTTGATGCGTTTAAAACAGACGAACCTTGTGGAATTATTTTTAAATTCCCTTTGCCAACTGGTTGTACGTTTTCAATCCAAGAAAACTCGTCTTCATCAATTGCGGTTCTGTTGGCTTTTGTGTTTAAGCCTTTAAATGCCTTAATTACCTTGTAACTTTTCTTTTGTTCGGCTGATGCCATAGTCCACCCCTTAGCACGTAGTTAAACGGCGGGTGTAGACCGAATTTAGTACATTCAACAACTTCTGACGATATTGTTGTTGAAATATTTCGGATTCACCAAAAGATTGCTCAAAATACTTTGCTGTATGCGCCGCATAGTAGGATGGCAAAGAAGTGTACGGGTCTTGTATGGAATCCGCCACAGTCGGCGCGGAAAGCAGCAAACTTGTAGGCAAGATTACTGTATCAATTTCAATTGAGTAAATTTGATCTGGAACCGGGCCGACATAGAGTTGGCTTTGACCATAAGTCGAAAACGCTAATGGTCTACCAATGTAATTTTGCCAAAACCGCAATTTTGCGTTGAAATCAGTCCAAGGCAAATAATCTAGCGGTATGCGCGTGTTGCCCCAAAACAAATTGACGTTTAGAACATCAAGAGTGTTTTGACCGCTTGGCAACGTTGAAAAATCAATCTTTTCGCAATCGCCAACATAGGTTAACCCGCACGTACCGTTAAGGAACTGTGTGTTTGGCGGGTAATTGACCGCGCCTGGGTATGGTGGTGGTGTAGTGCTAGTTGTACCTGCTTGCGTTACTTGATAAATAAAAATGTTGGAAAAAACAAATTGATTTAACGCAAATGCAGTGCTTGCTGTCCAGTAGACCGGAGCAGTAGGGGTTACGCCGCCTATTGCCGCTGATGTTGCTACTGGAGCAGGTACTTGTGATTTTTGGATTGTTCTTAGGCAACCAGTGTCGCGCACGACCTGAGTACGTGCGGAATTGATGTAGTCGGTTAGCTGTTGATCCGAATAAAAATTTGCGTTCGCATCATGCAATAACCGCCGAACATCCGTAATGTATCCGGACAGATTCTGCGACATTTATCAACCATGTTCATTAAGCAACTTGAAGGATTTTTCCCCCTGACCGCTTTACAGAAGCCAAGGGTACTCTTTCCACCAACGGGGATACGGGCTGGTTCTTTACGGGCGCTTGGTCAGACAATTCCCACTTAGCAAGAATTTCAATCCCTTGCTTTTTGTCATTCATACTTTTAATCCAACCAAGACGCACCAAATACGGTATTTTGTTTTGATCTTCATAACCAAAAATATGCCGAGCCGCTTCAATAGGTATTTCTACCGTAGTGTCAGGTTCAAATAAATAAGGAACGCCTGAAAACCCATCAGAAAGTTCTATATTTGAATTGTTGGTTACAAAGATTGTGCTCATTAGAAACTCACTACATCGCCATATACGCAAATATCAACAGTGTTTGCGTTACCGCTAGCAGTGTTGATGTTTACATAAAGTGCTTGTGTTATTGAGCCTGAAACAGGCGCAGAAGTTGCGGGGCTTGCTGGCGACAAATCTTGAAACTTTCCAACGGCAGAAATGGTAGACAAAACCACGTTTGCACAAACAAGGTTTGAAATATTTCCGTCATTGGAAGTGGTAATTGAAACGTTTGCAGAAGCAATGCTACCAGTTGGATTTTGTACGGTTATGCGCCGCACAATAACACCGCCTGAGTTGGCAAGACCTCCGCCGTTTGTCAATCCACCACCAAGCAAAGGAATGGTCACAACAGCATTACCCGCTGTGTTTAACAATGTGCCACGAATGACACCAAGCCGACCGTTTCCAAAACTGTCTAGCGTTAACTGACCTACGGAATCTGCATTTGACATGATGACACCTTTATACGTTGTAAGTGCCTGTCACAGCCTGTCCACCGTTAACAGTAGCCAATGTGATAGTAGTAGCAGTAGCAACAATAACGTTTGCTCTTACGTTTACACCGTCAGAAAGGATAAGGCCTCCAGTATTGTTTGCAATCCATGTTGACCAAGTTGAAGGCGTAGCGCAAGCAGTGTTGGTGTTGTAAGCCGACACAGCCTCAATCGTTACGTTTGCAGTTGGAAACAGAATATACACACCAGCAGGAATAATCGCTGTTGCGTTATTTGCAGAAACAGTTTGGTACTGGAAGTACGCACCGGGCGAATTTGAACCAAGCCCGGCAATGGTGATTTTGTTGAGTGCTAAAGACATGGTATGTTCTCCTTAGAGGCTAATGGAGTTGTAACCAGAAACCCTAGTCATAGACTTAGGCTTGGTATTAACCAGTTCAGCAATCATCAAAACCGCACCGACATAACCAATCTGCCAGTTAGGAAGCGTAGACTCAAATCCGGTAAACACAAACGAACCTTGTTCGTGGATGTACAGACTCAAATAATTGCTGTTGATGAAGTAAACCGTACCTTCTGGGCAATATGGATCGGGATAAACAGGAACGCCAGCAACCATTAGTGCGCGAAATGCTGCACTTGGGCCATTAGCGTCTGCGTCGAAACCGTGTCCAGGCGTGATTACATACTGCTCTTGACCTACGTAATCTTGGGCAAGCAATGTCCACGTACCGAATCCGCATACGCCAAACGTAGGCACTTCTGCGCCGTTTTTGACTGTGCCGGAAATGTATTGCAGAATGTTTTGGCGTGTCGGGTTAACGTTACCGGCAGCGTAAACTTTGGACTTCCACCAAGCGTAAGTGGTACGGCTAATGTTGCCATACGTCACCAAGTTTGTACCGTCATCAATCGCACCGGGCAAGCCGATAAACTGTTGTTGGTTTGTGGTGTTGTTGTACAAAGCCGTTGCCATGGCATCCATCATCACGTTGGACGCATCATTCATACGCGCTTCGATCAAAGGAATAATTGCAAAGTCTTGTTGAACCGCGCCTTCCATACCAAGAAACGGTACAGGAGCAATCATTAGCTTGAGGTTGTACTCAGCGTTAAATGCACCTTGCTGCACGCTTGGAGCCGCAAACGAACCAGAGTAATCCGACCATTGTGCGTTTACAAACGATGCGCCTTGAACGGGGGCTGTCACGGATGACACACCGCCAGAGGCTTGTTGGCTGTTGGCAATAAGTGCTGCCATCAATGGGGTTGAGTTGTAAAGTTGAACAACCAGTTTAGGGATGAAAGCCCTACGTGTAATATAAGTCAGTTCGTTATACTGTGAAGTACCCGACTGAGGTAAAATTCCGCCACCGATAGGCATAAGAATCTCCTTGATTAAGAATTAAAATATGCCGATCAAGGCTTTCACATTGACCCGCGCTTAAATACCAATTGGTCTACGATTAGACCGCAGTTCTTGTAACGCTGTAGCAGCTTCTTCCCGCGCACTCATAATCGGATTCTTCATGTACTTAGACAAGTTGAATTTTGACACGGCGCTTGGGTTGTAACCAGTAGGCGTAGGAACCGCAGCCTGGCGCATCCAATCCCAATACTGTTTTGCTGTTTCATGGTCTGGAATATGTTTCTCCAGCATGATTTTTTCAATCTCCGAAACGTCCTCTTTTGAAACGCCAAGTGACGCACGTTTCTTTTCAAGTTCCTCACGGCGATCACGATCGGTTAACGTATTCATTAACTTTTCGTTTTCTTTACGCATTGCTTCCAGCGTGGCGTTTGTCCTGTCCTCAATATCAATTTCAGGAACAACCAAGCCGGGATTGATTTTTTTTGCTAATCGCAAAAATTCTTTGCGCGTTGTCGGATCATCAGACAGATTCTTCGACAGCAATGCTAGTTCATCGCGCTGTGCAATCGTTACGTTTTCAAGACTCATCTTTTATCCCCTAAACCGTTAGATGACTTTTTTCGTATCGCCGGGCTTGCCGATAGACATTGTGTTTTTAAAACCAGCACTAGAGGCAGATTTCAAACCGCCAAACTGTGAGTACCGTGGCGGGTTAATAATTTGCCCATGCTTCTGTTCATTAGAAGTAGGTGGGCGAATGGTAAGCGACCCTCTGGGTTTGAATAAATCCAAGATATTCTCCTGATTACATTGGTGGGGGCATACCGCCGCCTGGAGGTGGTGGCATACCTGGAGGTTTCCCTGCCATTGGAGGCATGGGCGGTGCGCCGCCCGGAGGTGCGCCCGGAGGCATACCCATAGGTGGCATACCCGCGCCAGGAGGTGCGCCCGGAGGGGGTGCGCCGCCAGCTTTGGGCAAACTTTGCATTAACTGCATGATTTCTGTTTGTTGCAATTCGTTGGTCTTGTTCTTGCGTGTTCCAAGCAGACCACTCAATGAGCGAATCGCACCAAGAAGTTTTTGACCCTCTGGCGTTTCACTTCCAAACGCATGGAGTGACTGCTCAAGAAGGTCTGCTGCCATGCCAAGATTAATCATTGCCGCTTCTCTATTGCCCTCTTTGGGTTCTGGAGTGGACATAGGACTACCCATTGGGGGTGTACTTTGATCGGAAATTGCACCCATTGGCGCGTCAGGAATAGAAGGAACGCCGCCTGGTGTGGCTGCATCTTTCTGACTTTTAATCATTTCCATCAATTGATCTGGTTGCATTGGCATAGTTGTTTCCTATCAACAATGTTGCAAGAATAGCCGTTTTCAATTAATTGTCAAGTATTTGGTAGAAGGGGTTACATTTTGGTTCCCACCCCTCCCAAGGGGACTTGTCGGTGTACCCGCGCAATCCTTACGGATTACTTACGCGATTTACGGCCTTTGCGAGCTTTACGCATAGTGCACTCCTTATCGAATGACGGCCACCAAATCAAAGGGAAGGCAGCCAAACCCTTTCCAAACTAAGGAAACTCTACTTTATCAGTATTTTCCCAAACGTCCAACTGTCTTTTTTGCAACATTTACCGGAGACTTCAAAGCCTTTGCATTGTACTTAACGCCTGTGGTATTCGTTCCTTTATCAAGTGACTTTGTAGTGGCCTTTACTTGATCCCCTTTAGGGGCTGCGGGTTTGGTAGCCATAACTATCCTTTTGCGGGTGGTGGAGCAGGGGGTTTGGGTTTGTCTTCCATCTTCTTTAAACGGTCTTTAAGCAATTGCTTCTGTGGCGGTTCAACCATATCAAGCAGGGATTCTTTATCAATCACCTGTGCTTTAAACAAACTAAATGCAAGTTCTTTGGTATCTTCGGTAAAGATCGGGCTGTTAGAGTGCGCGTCAACCTTGACAACGTAGTCACGCGCAAATTGTTCGGGTATGAATGGAACATCATCAGAATCCCTAAAATGCGTTTTGTCGTATTGCTGCATCAATTTTAAATAAAGGGTAGCTGTTTTTTCAAGAGCATCCTCAATGATTAATGCGCGTTTTTTAGCGCGACTAGAACCAAGTCTAGCAAGTTGTGAGGCGTGACCTTGCGACCGTACCCCTTGTTCACCTTTGCCTGACAGAACGTTGTTAATTCCTGACACTTCGCCAAACATTGCATCAATTTCATGCACGACTTCAAACAAATCACCTGGCATTTCAGGAGCCAAGCTGTCTACTTTTGCGCCAGGCAT